CTCTTTTCCGGCAAAAGAAATCAATGCCTTAACTATCATGCCATCTTCAGCACAGCAATCTGCTGTTCATCAATTACCTTGGCATCCATCTCAAGCCATCCGATCACACCAACAGCATGCTCATCTGCGTAACGCTCACGGAGAACCTCAACATTCATCTCCTCGGAGAACTTGGTACCAAGACCACGCATATCACCATAGAAGATAGCATTCTCACCAGTAGCGATATCAGGCATAGCATCGGAAACGAACACAGGCTTGCCAAGCAGAGAAGTGCCGAAAGGAAGAGATACATCGTCCTGAAGCAGATATCTGCCCATCTCATCCTTTAACAGTCTCAGTGCCGTTCTAGTCTGAGGAGACATGATCCAAATTGCATTTGTCTGGAACTCGTCCTTGATGGCATCATGTAACTTCACCACATCATCAGCAGTGATTGCAGTAGCAGAGCCTGCCGTTACAACATTGCCCAGAGTGGAGAGACCCTCAATCTTGCCCTCCGTACCATTGAGCAGTTCGCCCTCTACCCAACGCTTGATAGCATAAGCCATCTCATCAACAACAAAACCAACAATATCAAACTGAACATTGTTGATCAGGGATCTGGAAACCTTGGTAAGGCATCCTGCAAGGAAGCCACCCAGAACAACAGTATCAAAGTTGCCAGTGCTAGAAGCCAGAGGCACGAACTCATCCTGATATGCTACAGTGATCTTGTTGGAGTCTGCCGGATAGAACGGAACAGCAAGATTACCCTTTACATTGAACTTCTGGGATCTCTCCAGAATCGGACAAATATCATAGACCTTGCGAATGATACGATTCACAATGGTGGTAGGGATTAACTTGCCACCAACGTTCTCTGCCGGAGTCAGTTCTCCTGCTCTCTCATGGATTACCTTACCTCTCAGGAAGTTCTCGAACTGCATCTCTTCCATCTTCTCAACACTGATTGCTCTCTCTTCAGCCATCTCTGCATTCTCCTTTTCTTCTTCAACTTCTTCCTTGTTGGCATCCTCAGTTGCCATTTCTCTGAAATCATCATCCAGTTTCAGCGTTTCAACAATCTTCCGCACATTGTCCCTGATCTCAGCCAGTTCCTGCGCTTCCGCATCGGTAAGTTCTCTCTTCTCAGCCTTTGCAAGATTAAGAACTTCCTCCGCTCTAGTGATCAGATCATTCTTCTTCTCAACTAATTCTTTCATCGTTATTCTCCTTTCATTTCTGAAATCATGTTTTCATACTTTGAATAATCTATAGCCTCAGAAGATTCCTCCTGCTTTGGCTCTTCTCTGACATACTCTACTTCATCGTAGATATATGCCTCTGAATGGTAGGTGTCTCCCTCGGTGTCTCTGGTGATGATCAGAGTGCCATCATAAGCAGGAATCTTGCTCCTGTTTAAAATAGAGACCTCCAGAAGATCCATATCATTCACTTTTCTCAAGGGAATATCCCCCTCCATGGCTCTCTCAACTCCATCCGGCACATCGTTGAAACCGAAAGACCAACCAACAAGATTTCCATTTCTGGCATCGTTGATGGTCTCAGGATCAGAGATCACTGCTCTGGCTCTGAGTCCAATGGCATCCTCCTCAAGTTCCAGATTGCCCTGTTGCTGAGAACCAAGCACTCTCTCAGGATTGTGATTCAGCAGAACAAGCACATTATTGTTCTTTTCCAGTGCCCTCCGGAATGCTCCGGCAGAGATTCTCTCGATGAACTTTCCCATTTGCCTATCATAGAGAACCTTGGAATCACGCTCCACCGCATTAACATATCCCTCTACTTCAACCGAATCAGATCTAATGATTACTTTCATTCCTCAATCACCTCCCTCACTGGATTATTGCCGGAAGCATCGTATTCTTCTGCTTCCTCATGTGCTTCAAGCATGTGTTCTTCTGCCAGATCGGTCTGGCTACCAGTATTCGGAGTGTAGTATGTGTGTGTGTTGGTATCATACAGAACTGCACCAAGACCCACATTCACCACATCAAGCCCATCAACATATTCCATGTTCTCCGCTCGCCGGATCTCGTTCAGAGTCATGAAACCAGTTTCTTTGGCAGTCTTATAAGCATTGTATCTTTCGGTGAGGGATGCTCTAATTACTTCCTTAACATCGAGCTCAAAGAACATGCTCTTTTTCTCTTTCTCTAACAGAAGATCACGGTTAAGAGCAGTCTCAAACGCTTTCACGCAAGGATAAATAGCCTCTTTGAATGTCAAATCAAAGTTGTCCTCATGAATATGGAAGATTCCATTGATCTCATTTTTCAGAGTCTGTTTATTCTGGTCTAACTGCATCTCCACACTGGAGTTGCTTGCCTCTTGGAACTCAAGACCATCATTCAGCACAACAACATTTTCACTGTTGTTGGCATACATGTTTCTCCATGCCTTTTTCAGAGCATTGATGGCATCCTGTGTGAGTCTTTTGTTTGACTTCAGAAAGCCTTTCTTGTTTCCACCAGACTTCACAAGCCCTAACTGATAAAGCATGGTCTGATAGGCTGTCTCAATGGCTTTAGCCACTTCCTCAGTGAGTCCAGTTCCCTCCGCTCCATCTCTGGTGTTTCGGAGGATCTTGATAAACTCATAAGGCTTGTACAGTTCGCCCATCACATCAATGGTGTAGTCCTTATAGATAGGCTTGTAATTCTTCACCAGTGTAATGTAATCGTTCTGCACATATCGGAGAGCAACCACATCATTTCTCTTCCTCTGGATGTAGCAGTATCCACCTTTGCCAAGAAGATAATCCATCACCATGGCTTTCTTCATCTGGAACGCATCTAGAGTGTCTCCGGTGTCTCCATTGAGTAAGATCACTCTTGTATCCCTTGGCTGTTCTTCAATTCTGCCATCTGGCTTGCGCTTGTATAATTTAACTGGCATGGTGGCAATCATGCCGGAGATGAAATCAACAGCACCACTCACGGCAGGCAGTGCAAGAGCCTTGTCCCTAGTGATCTCCTCTTGATTAATCAAGGCTTGCAGAAGCACATCACTTACAGGAGGAGTGATCTCCTCTTTGGGATTCTCGTTGTCTCTCGTTTGTTCATCCAGAAACATCCAATCAATCAATCCCATTTCTCATTCCTCCTTTCCTTAAATCGTTTGAATAACAAAATCCATTTGGTTAAGCAATGCATCTTGTTGTGCCAGATACATGGCATTGATCAGGGATACTACCATATCAACCTTTCCTTTAGACCTCTTCTTGTTCACATAGAGATTTCTGTTTGTGTCCATGGTGCATCTGGCATTTTGAAAGTTAATCTCCAACAGAGGATTCTTGGTGTATTGGAACTCTCTGGCAAGGATCTTTTCTTTCAATAATTTGGTGGCAGGATGCAACACACTGGAGTGCTGTCTGATCTCCACCATGTTGTATCCTGCCTTTTCAAGTTTTTGTGCCGTGCTGAGAGCATTCCACCTATCATAGCCCACTGCCTGAATCAGGCAACCATACTTTTCCTCAAGTGTGAGTATGAAATCTTCAACAACGGCATAATCTATCACTTTATCTCCGCAAGCAATCACCTTGCCTGTTCGGAGGAGTGAACGATAATCAACCTTTTCATAGGCTGTTTTCTCTTCAATTCTTCCCTCCGGAATAAAGGCAAAGGAATCTGCGATAATGCATTGATCATCATCAACGCTCACCATGCTCACGCTTGTGTTATCGTTTGACTCGGAGAGATCAAGTCCCAGATAAACAACTCTCCCTCTCCAGTCAATCTCCGACACTCTACACTCCTGCACATCTTTGGTATCAATAAATGTCTCAGTGCCTACACCCTGATAGATGATGTTACAATGCTTGGTAACAAAGTTCTCTCTGGCAGACTCCACTGCAATGGCTTTGGCTCTCTTCTTTAGCAGATCCTCCCAGATCTCTGGGATCTCCAGAGCAACAGGATTTGCCTGTTGCATGATAAGATCATCTGTCTGCCAGTCTTTTGTATTGTCTGGCTCATAGAGAAGAGCAAACACAGTTTCATCATGCACAATTCCTGACAGCACATCTTTGGCATACTTCACTTCCGATTCCATTGGATTATCAATGGTTGGATACTTGGTAGAGATGATACATCCTAACTTGTTTAAGATGTTCAACTGTCCAGATCTCATAGCCTCTATTGGATAAGGAATTGGCAACGCTCCAACTTCATCTGCTACAAAGACATTAGGCAACCTACCATCCATGTCGGAAGTGCTGTATGCTAAAGGTGTGTATTTCGTCTCCGTCAGTTTAAATAAGTCATAATCTCGGAGGAGTTTCCAACGGATTTCTCCCTTGGTGTTCTTGTATACTGCCGGAGATGATTTAATGATTTTATCAATTGCCGATTTGATCTCTTTTGATAATGCTCCATCCGGAGCAACACTGTAGAATTCGGAAAATTTCGGCTCCGTGAGGAAGAGAACAATAAAGATTGTTGCAATGGTGAATGTTTTGAAGTTCTTCCGGCAGATTTCCAATATCCCTGTTTCATATCTCCTCCGCTCTGGATTTGATCTATGCACAGCGCACAGCACAGCAGTCTCAAACAACCATTGATAGCCAGAATTGGAATCATACAGTGTATCTCCTGCTCTGAGTCCTCTGGGCATGATCAGCAGTTTCAGAATTGACTCTAACTGATTGGCTTTCTTCTCTGAGATGATGTACTTGGAATCTTTCCCCTCTGCCATCCGCATGAACTCCTGCATCTGGAGTTTCACAAACTTGGGAGTAGTCTTGGCATTAACTGCCTTTTGACAAAACTCATATGCTTTCATCCATTAATCAACTCCATTAATGGATCCACTTCTTCCTTGGCATCATTTCCAAAACTCTTGATGATCCTGATCAGCGTTCCAACAGTCTTGTTTGCGCTGTCGGTGGTTCTGTTGTACTCAGAAATAGCAGGAGAGGCATACAAGTTGCCTCTCCCTTTTACATATTCCTTTGTTACAAGCGCACCATCTTCATCAATGGATTTCTTCAGTTCTTCCAGAATCTTCAACTGTGTTCTGTAGCGTTCAAATGTTGTTGCGAAGAAGTAATTGGTCTGTAGACCACTCTCCTCTGCCATTTTGAGGATTTCTTTGCCTTGTTCTTCAAGAGTAAGTTTCTTCATGATCCGTTATCTCCATCTTTCTTCATCTAATTGAGCGGATTTGCATCATCTGCGCTAAAATATAGCGTTTTTAGTGGTTTTTCTGTGGTTTTTTCAAGAAATACTGTCCAAAAAAGTTCCCAGAATCACCATCAGTGTGCCCTATGGGGAGGCTGTTGGTGGGAAGCGTCTTTATTTTTCTCAGTGAAAACCCTCGGGGGAGTATCTCTCTTCTCTGATCTCTGCCAGTTTCCTTAGATAATCGTTACTTATCTTTCCTGCATCTGCTTCTTTGTGGTGTGTTACGCATAAGCAGAGTAGGTTTAGGTTATCTAATCTTTCCTCTGGTGCATCTACAATCTTATCAATGTGATGCACTTCAAGATCTTCCAGAGTATAGATACCCTTGTCTCTACATACTTCACAGAGCCAGTTTGCTTTATCTTTGATCTCTTCTCTTTTCCTCTGCCAGAGTGATGATCCTCTGAACTCCCTTTCTTCTCCTCCGGAATACTTGATGCCTTTCCTGCATTTGTATCCCAGTGGATGCATCTTACCGCACCTAGAACAGGCTTTAAGTATCATCTTCCTGTTCTTCTTCCTCAAGTTCTTCCTGATGCTCAATCAGGGAAATCTGTACCTCAGCGATCTCACACGCAAGCCACTGCCTAAACTCGGCAATCACATCCTCTGCAATCTCTGCCTGAAGTTTCTCAATGATGGTATCATCAAGCCCAAAGAGGCAATTGGCTTCAAAGGTATCAATGTCAGCCTCTACCAATCTGAGCCACCGAATCACATCCTGATTCTCCGGAGTAAGATCATCAAAGGTGTATCCATCTCTCTTAATGATTCCTAAAGTATCCATTATACCCTCCTAAGATATCTTTCTGAACAGAAGCCGATATACTCCACACCATCAATCTCAGTCTGAACATACATCCATACTGTGCTTTGAACTTTGGTGTAGTAGCCATAGCATTTCACTTTGTGATTGCTCGGAATGACGTGAAGCACCTTGTAATCCAGTCCTGCACCATCCCTCAAGTTCAGCCTGCCAGTGGTCTTGTAAGTGCCTGCCAGATACTTATCTTTACTGTTCGCTCCTCTGGATGCAGTGACAGCACTCTTCTGGTGAGGCTCTTCTTTGATCTTTGCTACCTTGGCTCCGTCATTCAAGACTACAACAGTGTGCCCTGTAGACTTGGTAACTAAGATATCCCCTCTCTGGAGCCAGTCAGAAGATTCTGTGTACTTCTTTGCAGTTAACTTCTGGAATGCTCCGGTTTTCATCAGCACTTCTGCCTCTGTTGCTGTTCGGAAGTTCCCCACTGGCACTCCGGCAAAGTTCACGCACACTCTCACCAAGGCACTGCAATCTGTCTCACAGTCCTGCTTTACCTTGGAGCAATCAAAGCCCACTTCCTTGGCAAGGTGATACAGTGTATCCCTCTGGCTCTGATCATAGCCAATGTGCCTGTTGTCGGTGGCATACTGCATATTCAGAGCCACCTTTTCAGCAACAGCCTTGTCCTTTGCTCTCAGCACTACCCAACCTTTTGAATGCAGATACCAGTTCTGCGTACTCACTTCTCTTCCGGTCTGGTCTCCTGCTTTCGCTTTCCCATCCCATCCAGATGTGTTATTCTCAGAAATCCTAGCAGAGCCAATCAAAACAGCCATCACTCTTCCTCCATGATCTCATTAGCCAGATCATCAAACTCAGTGTCAATGCTCTGCGTTTTGTTGTAGTTCATCGTGCTGATTCCAAGCACAGCACCAAGAAAAGCATCAATTGCGCTGATAGTGCCAACGATCTGCTCCGCATAAGGGAAATTCCAGATGTTTGCCAGAGCAAAATAGAGTGTAGCCAGTGCCGGAAGCAGGATCTGAGCAATGAACTTCAGCACATCATACGTTTTATTCGACATTTTCATAAAATCATCTCCTAACAATGACAAAAGGCACTCCCAAATCTGGGAATGCCTTTGCCGGAACGAAAACGAAACAGCAGTGCCTTTGACAGCCACAATCTATAATATAAAGGAGGTTTACACTATTATAATAGCATTGATTTTTCGCATTTCCTCGCAAGTTTTGCCCTCATCTCAATTTTTTCAAGAATCCTGTAAACTTGGCTCTCGGAATATCGCACTCTCCTGCTGATAATGAACACTCGGATGTGATCTAAGTAGCGCATTACATAGATTCTATCATGAACATCCTTTGATGCCCTCAATTCCTGCTCTTTTAGGTGCATCAGATGCAGTCTTTCCTCCATGAGTGCTTTTGCTTCTTCCAATTTGGCATCTAACTGCATCCGATCCTTGGTGATCAAGTAGGAATCAAACCTATTTGCCGGATTTCCACCATCCACATGCTCAGTGTCATAAGACACTGCAAGAGGCTGAGTCTGGGCAAAGAGTTCTTCCTTGGTCTGGAGGATCTCGGAGAAGATCTCTTGTGCATCTAAGTATTTCTGTTTGCATTCTTCATACTCTAAGTATACCATCGGTCTCTTCTCCCTGTAGTGGCAAATATCTTCCTGCCTTTCTTCCTTGCGTCCCTGATTTCCCTCATGATCAATTCTGCATCCAGATCATCATAGAGCAGTTGAAACCATGCGGATCGAAAGAATGACTCACAGTCTTCTTTGAGTTTCAGTCTCTTAATCTCCTTGTATTGGCAAAAGTCCTCATACTCTTCATCCGTCATTTGCCTGCTCACTTTCTCTCCGTTCACAGTGGTTTTATACTTCTTCTTCCTGCTCGGCAGATTCTTTGGAGGCAAGCAGGCAAAATGATAGTCAAGACAAGCCTGCCTCATGATAGCAAATCTTAGTTCATCGATCACTTCTCTACTGAGAAAGCAATCATCTTCCAGTGCTCCCAAACCCATCACTTCCCCTCTCGGAGATCTGCTCCAGATCCTCAACCAACTCCACTGATTCATACAGCACCGGAACAATGATCATCTGTGATATCTTGTCTCCCATTATCACCTTATAATCATTCCCTCTGGAGTGATTGAATAGTTTCACAACGATTTCGCCATCATAGCCCTCATCGATCAGCCCTGTGGAAGTGATATCATGCTTCACATTCAATCCGCTCTTTGAGATCAGCACTCCGGCAGTCCCCTCCGGCAATTTGACATGCACTCCGGTGCGGAAGATGTAAGATCCTCCGGCAGGAACCACTGCGGAGATGGGTGATCTGATATCCATTCCTGCATCAGTGTTATGCGCTCTCTCTGGTGCATATGCTCCAAAATCAAGTTTAACTTTCAAACCTTTGCTCCTCTAAAAATCACTACCATAGATGGAAATGGAGCACCATTGGCAGAGTCTCCAAACTTAATTCTTCCCCTAAGAAACCTTATTTCTGCTCTATGATAGATGAAATCATGAAAATACTTTGTGTCTGTTCTGGATGGAATCAACAAAACAACAATGGTTCCGTCCGTCCTTGTTTCTCTGTAGGATTTTTCAACCCACTTGCCAATTTGCGAATATGGAGGATTGCAGAAAACTTTACACCCCCCCCAATCTTGTTGTAGTCCATCCTGCTCTATTGTAAAATGCCTCTCGCACTTAGCATTTTCATCTGTGGAGCATGGATCCAAATCAAAATGAAACTCTTCATCCAACATGTCAAACACGCTTGCCGGAGTGCTCCATTCATCAGATTTGGAGGAAAACAACACTTTCTCAGTGTTAACTTTCAATCTTCTTTAATGCCTCCTTGGTATCGTTTGGTAAAACAACGCTCTCAAAATTCTTAAACGCTTCCTTGATATCGTTTAATATATCCTCTTTTACCACCACAACACTCATTTCAATGAGATTGCTCAACATCTGATGCCAATCATGAACATATGAGGGAGCAATGCCATGCTTCTTGAGAGCAGTGGCAAGTGCAGTAAGATCATCAATATCAAAGCCCATCAAGGTTTTAAAACTCGGAATGTCTTCAAGCACATCACACACATAGGTGAACTCACTGCCTTTTCTACAGAAAATTGCATTCTGTTGATACTGACAATCATCACAGTTTTCTGTAATTCCCAACAGATTCATCAGTTGCTTTTTATCTATCAGTTCCATTCTCTTCCTCCTCATATTTCTCTGGCAACGGCATCCATGCAATAGCATCCTCAAACTCAAACCATCTTCCATCTGGAAAAAAGTGATCTATTGCATCAGCCTTGTATCTCTCCACACTTCTGTTCTTTCCGTCAGTAAAGATATTCCACGTTCCATCTCTCGGAAGTCTTAGACTGCAAGGAATCCACTTCCCTTTGTCCTGTGGTGCAGTTTCGTTTTGGATTCCTAGAACTCTAGTCACAATTTCATCCACAGGAATACTATTGTGCTTTCCGTATGGATGATAATAGGCATCCATACACTGCCATGCTTTTATTTCATCAAGCACATCCTGTCTTCTGATCAGATCGTCCATTATCGGGGAGTCAGTGACCAACGTACACGAACCGCCCCTGTACAATGTGCAACAATCACATTCGTCAGCATCAATTTGTCTCATTCTTCTTCCTCCTCTTCCTCCTCTTCATCGTATTTAATGCCATCTGTGTTAAGGCACCCATTAAAGACTTTACGCATAATAGTTAAGAATCCATCCGCAACACTGTTGCTTGCCTTTAATTCCTGAGCATCCGCTTCAATTTCAGTGATTCTAATCTTCATTCCTCTTCACCTCTCATCTCTGCTCCGCACCAACTGCAAAAATTGGGTCTGGAAAAATAGTATAAATACGGTCTAATATCATATCGTCCACACTCTGAGCATCTACACATTTGCAAGTCTTGAACATAGTAATCACAATAGCGCATTTCCAACCACTTCCCTTTCTTCCGTTCTGGCTCTACGGATGGCAATTCTTGGATCGCATTTACCATAAAATTAACGTGCGGATGCCATTCTCTGCCTTTTTCTGTATAATGCTCACTTACATCTTGTAGTGCATCAATCGCATCCTGTCTGCTGATACAATCGGTTGCAAGTTGGTTGCAAGTTGGTTGCAAGTTTGGTTGCAAGTTTGGCTGTGCAGACGGCAGTTCGCTTAATACCTCCTGCGCTTTTCTCAGACCTAAATCAAACCATCTTGTTTCCGTTATCGGTCTTTCAACGAGGGTTTGTTCTCTTTCAAGCGCATCAATCGCCAACTGTCTGCTGATTAAATCACTCATCTTCCTCACCTCTCATGTCCGCTCCGCAGTTGGGGCAAAAGTTCGTATTGTCTGGCATATAAGCATGACATTCTGAACACTCATAATGCGCACACGGGAATCCGACATATTTACCGCCCAGATGCACAATCCACTTCCCCTTCTTGCGCTCCTCGATGGTCGGCTGTTCGTTTATTGCTTGTTCGATTCCAACTAAAAACATTCCGGCATCTCTTGTGTTCCAATAATCGGTGACCGTATATGATTTTTTGATAATCGTATTCATCAGAGCATCTGCATCAATCAGTCTCATTCTTCCTCACCTCTCATGTCTGCTCCACAGTTGGAACAGTAATTCCCGCCATCAGCACTTTCAAATCCGCACTCGGAACATTTTGGCTTTGTGAACATCAATTCGATTGCATCACTAGGGCTAAATATCCAATGTCCCCTCCGCTCTGCGGATGGCATCAACAGCACATCACTTCTGATCCTTGCATATCCATCTTCCATGCCGTCAACAAATACTGATTTGTGGCTCTTCCTTGCGTCTTTTGTGTGTGTGAGCCTATGATCTATCACCCTGATAAGTTCTTCTCTGCTGATTAAATCACTCATTTTTCTTCTTCCTCCTGCTGTTCAGAACATGCATATAGGCTGAATATCGGTCTAGCCCCTCTGAGTAATCAATTTCCTGCTCCAGAGTGAAGATCATGTGTCCGCACTCCATGCATTTCCTCCTCCGGAGGATTCTCTTGGAGCCTCTGGTGTCCATGACTCTAAGAGAACCTCCACACTCTCTGCACTTCATCTCATGAACTGGATGCCGATCCAGATGAAAAGCAAACCAAGCAGGATCATGACAACTGACATGCCAAATCCAATAACCACATTTTCAGTATCAAACTTGCCTTTCTTCTTGTTGATCATCGTTCCCACCACGAACAGCACTCCGGCACTCACGCTGACACACGCAACCAGAAAAGCCACACAAGCCATAAAAGCATCAAATGCGCTCATACTATCACTCCTTTGCCTCTAGTCTTAAAGACTCGTTATCGGTCAAATAAGGCACTCTCAGAGCATCCCTCTTCTGGCTCTGTAAGTCCTCATACAACTTGCAGAAGTTTCTCCGCATCCAGTCTCCCTCATCCGATCTGCACAGTTCTTCAAAGCCTCCCATGCTTCTGAGCACCTTTCTGGCAACTGGATCCAGACTCTCCAGAGCCTCCTTGCTCCGGTAGAATCCATACTTCTGCATTGCAGTTTCCACATCTTCCCACGCTTCAGCGGATGTTTTTTGCAACTCCGGAGATCTGATCTCAGCAATCTCGCCTCTGATTTCTGCAATACTCGGCAAATACTTGCACTTGGTAATCAATCTCACCACAGCATTCCGAAAGTCCCCAAAGGAATCTTTCTGGAAGAATGTAAACCAGACTGCTGTTTGATTCTGATCAAACTCTTTATTGTAAGCCAGTCCCAGAAACGTGATGCCTTTTACAAACTCCTCTTTAGTCATTTCTCTCCCACATACACTCCTTTTTAGTAGTCTGGTAGCAGTCCCCTCCATTGATGAAACATCCTGTTTTGCTACAAGCCTTGTTCTTGTCAGGATCACAGGGATATACCTTATCACTGATGCTCGGAGCAGTGATCTCCTTAATCTGGATCTTTGTCAGGATGGCAGTGCAGTACGCTCCAAGAGCAATGTGCATATCATTGACTAACTCCCTCTCTGGGATGTTGTCAGCGTCAAATGTAATCACGAAAGTTCTTCTCATATCATCCCTCCATGAAATCACTGAAATCCATCTTGCTTGCCAGATCCCTTGTTGTGACTTTCCTGCCGGAGGAGTAATCATCTTCCCAACATCTCTGATTAAACCAAGTGCTTCCATGTTTGATGTACTTAGGATCTGTCTTCTCAGCCCTCAGAAAGGCTATATAAGCCTCTAAACCTCGCTCAATGGATTCTTTATCAACTCCATCCTTTCTAGCCTTTAAATAGGCTTTCTGTGCGTTCTCCTTACCCTGTTTCTTGGGATATCGTTTCCAAATATCCTCAAACTCGGCAATCAGATCTTTCACGCTTGTGAGTGAATGCACATTATTATCTGTGTTATCATCTGTGTTATTAACTGTGTTATTATCTGGTATAGGTTTGCCCTCTGGGGCATTTCCATTTGCCCTCTGGGGCAAATCAATTTGCCCTCTGTGGAAAATGGAATTGCCATATTCGGAAAATGCATACCACAAAGTTCGATCATAGGAGGAAGTATTGTAGTTTCCTGTTTTCAGCACTCCGGCATCAAGAAGATGCGTCAGAGCATTTCTGATCTGCTTCTTGGTAGCATATGGAAACAACTGCTCAAATGCTTTGATGCTGTTATATGTCCAATAGCATCCATCATGATAGTTCTGATCATTAGCCTCATTCTTAGCAATCCAGAACCTGAAGTGATTCAGCATGATTGCCTCCAGAAGTCCAAACTCCTGTGCCAGTTCAACGTCAAAATGATGCTCCATTACTCCTCCTCTTTTCCATCCTCGCAAGAATCCATAGGAAACGCATTCTCACCAGACAACTCACACTCTTTAAATGTGAAATCATAGTAGATGCAATCAATGCAGTGAACACATTTCTTTTCTTCCATGATCAATCCTCCACCAGAGAATACACAGTGAAGTGCTTTCTCACTCCCTTGGCATTCTCTCTGTATGCAGTTCGCTTCCGAATGTCATATCCCTCCTTGATCAGCGTGGAGATCACCTTGGTGAATGTCCCTCCATTCATGTCTAACTTCAGTGTGGCATCTCTCACAGTGAGATGATCATGGTTCCTTAACCACTTCAGCACTAACTCGGTGTTATTCATCGTTTTCCTCCCAAATGTAACTTTTCCCAAAGATCTGCCGGAACTCTTCTCTTGTATGTTCCTGCTCAAAGATCTTCTGGCACTCTTTCTTCAGCCTTATATCTAATTTGCTGTTGTTGTGTACTCCGTTGTAGCCTATGTGATGATCAATGCAGAGCCAACACCAACATCCATGTTCTTCACTGTTCTTTCTGTTGGCTCTGCCTGCATAAATGTGATGCCGATGCAGTGAGATCTGAGATCCGCACACATAGCATCTCTTTTCATTGCTCATGATTGAGTTCATTCAATCAACTTCCTCCCACAACAAGGACAATAGTTCATCTGAATATCAATAGCGTTCTCAATCAACTCTCCCTCTTCATCATTGGCTTGCGCTATCACGGCAATCAGATTGTTAAATGGATAAACCTCCATCCAGAGGCAATATCCATTCTTGCCCTCGATATAATCACTAGTGAAGTTGTCTTCACAGAAGTCACATGGTTTCAGTCTTCTGCCCATCGTTTCTTTATCCTCTCAATCTCCTCCGGAGGAAGAGTCTCAATGCCCAGATGCTTGGCTTCATCAATGATCCCATCAATCAGCACAGCCATCTCAGCAGTGTTATATTCTGACGATCCCTTGAAAATCCTGTAGTGATTGAACATCTTCCCTTGCAGGAATGTCTGCCCAATCTGCTCCCAGTATTTGAAGAATCCTGTAATATCTGCATCAGCCACAATGGAAATCACTTGGCTCTGCCCATATCGCCGGAGCATCAGCATGTACACATCCTCTTTGGATGCTCTCACGGCATCGGCAATCTTTGTGATCAGAGCCCATGCATAGGCATTTGCATTGAGACTTCTTTTCTCCTTGTGCTCCTTGATCTCAAAGAGTTTTTCTTTGTCCTGATCAAGGAGCCACTGAATTAATTCTTTCTGTTTCCCTATCATAATCACTTAAAAGGAAGTTCATCCGGCACTCCGTCAGGCAGTTGCATGAATCCATCTTCACTCTGCTCTGGCTTCTGTTCCTGATCCTGCTTCTTCTCCATGAACTCAGGATATTCCTCAACAGTTACCTCTGTTGTATAGATCTTCCTACCCTCTCTGTTGGTGTATGATCCTGTGGTGATTCTGCCGAAAATGCCAATCTTGATGCCCTGTTTGGTATACTTATCCATCCACTCGGCAACCTTGCCCCATGCCACACAGGAAATAAAATCAGTTCCGGCATCCTTGCCTCTCCGATCTACCGCAAGAGTGAATCTGGCAGTGCAGTTCTCTCCTGACTGGGAATATCTCAACTCTGGATCTCTGGTGAGTCTCCCTACAAGCACAACCTTGTTCATCTGCACATCTCCTTTCTGAAAGGAGCAGGAATCATCAGAGCAATGCCCACAAGCATCTGGGGAGCAACATCAACAAGTCTCAGCGTTGCATCTGTGTCAATTCTTCCTGCACCACCCAGAATCAGCAGGAAGCCAAGGAAGAACAGCACTCCATAGACCACATTCATAACCTTTCTCATTTCGCTTCTCCTTTCATCTCAAGCACCTTATCCCAGTTGTTCACCATATTGGAGAACTGTTTCTCTGTCATATCCTCAGGCTTCTTCACCTTGTAGAGATTCAACACCAGATCAACAGGAACCGCATCATTCTGGCATTTGGAATAGAATGCACTCACCTTGATGGCATCAATCTTCTTTTTTCCAGTCTCTTCCTGCTTCATCTGCTCTTGGTGAAGCATTGCATTCTGCACTTCCTCGGCAGAGGCTACAGAAACATCAATGCCAAATCCGGCAAGCCCCAACGCTCTGCCAACAGCGGAAGTCTCACAATTTTCGATGTATGAGGATTTATTGATAAAAGTGCTTCCCTCTTTCTCATAGGCTGTGCCAGTGGCAAGAGTGAATGCCTCACCACCGATATACCGACCAACTGTTGCCTTAAACACACACACACCATTTTCATTGCTTACCATCTCAGTGATAATAAAGCCATCATCTGGATACATCATTCTGAATGCCTTGATTCTCTGGGGCACTTCCGCATACTGCTTGCCCTTGATATCAGTAGTCTGAATCTCGGCATTTGCCTTTTTGATATCCTCATACGTTGCCATCGCTCTCAGCCTCTTCTTTCTGTGCTTTCTGCTCTTTCAGCATTGCCAGTTTTGCAAAGTATCTGTACCCTCCAAAGGTTCTGAGCAGAATATCAAGCACTCCATCATCAAGATATAAGCGATCTCCATAGATGCTCAATGTGGCACTGTCAAACAGCGCATCAAAAAAGGTTTCAAAATCGTTTTCCTTGCAGACCAAGTGTCTGTATTCGGTCTGAGTGATTCTTACTGTATCCTGCATTATTAATCCTCCGTATACTCTGTGAGATCAAAGACACAATCAAAGCACATTTTGTCTCCATTGACTCTCACATACTTCTCATAGATTCTTCTGCCACACCAGTCACACACTGGCATTCTCTGTTCTTCCTCTTCCCTGTCATTCCAATAGGACTCCGCATCCCTGACAGGATCATCACTGTGATACACTACTTTCAATCTCCTCCTTTACCCTGTAGACCTCTGGCACATCCTCCTGCCGGATCTCCATGCCAGTCACACTCTCAACCTCTTTCCCATTTGCTAAGATGTGCTTGATCATCACTCAGCCTCTTTGAACAGAGAATCAATGGAGAGTCTCGTTCCAATGAGTTTCTGGATGGCAAATGCCTCTGCTAAAGTAAGTTGAGCATTGCCAGATAACTTGTTGCACATCGTTGCCGGAGTACGGATAAGCGCATTTGCCAGATCTTTCTGAGTGATGCCCTTTCTCTCCATCTCCTTTTCCAATACCGGATAAATCAATATCCTGCCTCCTTTCAATAGTTCAATGTTATGCTGTTGCCGTATTGAATATTCAATACAATTATTATTCTAATCGCAATTTCAATAATTGCAATACCTAAATTTGAAATTTCAATTTCGCTTGCAAGGCAAAAGTGTTAACAATTCGCATAATTGCGATATTTTCAACAAGTGCCGATTATCGAAAATAATAATTTTGTGTTGTGAAATCAAAAAAATGATTTTATAATCTTATTACACCAGTATGAAACACCAGTCTAAGAACAGGAGAACAGCAATGAACATTGACGAACAATTAAAAGCATTGATTCTGAGCAGATACGGCACACTCGTTGAGTTTGCAAACAGAATAGGCATGCCACAACCAACGCTCACCACCATACTCAAAAGAGGGATTCACAACACATCCATTGGAAATGTTCTCAAAATCTGCAAGGAACTACAGATTTCCGCTGATGCACTGGCGAGAGATAAGATTGTTCCTGTTGGTGAATCCTCAGGAAGATTGATCATCAGTGATATTCCTAAGATGATCCAATATGTGAGAAGAAACATAGATGCCTATGATGATCTCTGCATAGATGGCAAAGAGTTGTCTAGAGATGAATGGATAGACTTGCTAGATGGTGCAGAGATAGTGGTTGAAATGATCAGAAAAAGAAGAGAACGATGATAGACTAACCAACACTAAAAGAGTGCCAGTCTGATCACATTCTAATAATCTCGGAGGGAAGAAAGATGATTGTAGCGATATATGCAAGAGTATCCACACAGGAACAAGCATTGCATGGATACTCCATTGATGAACAAGTGAACAGGATGCAGAAATACTGTGAATCCATGAACTGGAGTGTTTACAGAGCCTATGTTGATGCCGGATACACTGGATCCAACATGAACAGACCTGAACTCCGGCACCTGATCCATGATGTGCAGGAAAAGAGAGTGGAGAAAGTTCTGGTGTACAAGTTGGACAGGCTCTCCAGAAGCCAGAAAGATACTCTGTATTTGATTGAGGATGTATTTGTTGCTAATGGCTGTGGATTTGCCTCTATGAATGAGAACTTTGATACCGGAACTCCTCTGGGCATTGCAATGATCGGTATTTTGTCGGTGTTTGCCCAGTTGGAGAGATCCCAGATCACTGAGAGAATGATGCTCGGCAAGTCTGCCAGAGCAAAACAGGGAAAGTTTGCCGGAGGGAATCACATTCCCATTGGCTATGATTATGATCCTGACACTGGCTATCTGAAAGTGAATGAATATGAGGCTATGCAAGTGAAGAGGATCTTCAAAGAGTTTCTCTCCGGCAAGCCTATCTTCACGATTGCCAAAGATTTGAATGCAGAGGGATATACTCACAAGTTCGGCACATGGAGCACAAGAACCATCAGGAATGTGTTGGAATCCAGAACCTACTTGGGAGAACTAAAGTATCAGGGAGCATGGAACAAGTCAGAACATGCGCCTTTGATCACTGAGGAAGAGCATGCAGATGCTCTCAGGATCCTCCGGAGGAACAAAGACAGCCACAACACTGCCTCAGTGCATTCTTATCTTGGAGGATTGCTCTTCTGCTCCAAGTGTGGAGCCAGATACTCAAAGATCACTGCCAATCTGGGCAAGGATGGAAAGAGACTCTGCTATTACAAGTGTAACTCCAGAGCAAAGAGGCATCCCACGATGATTAAAGATCCCTCATGCTCTAATAAGATCTGGAGGATGGAAGATCTTGATAATCTGATATTTGAAGAGATAAAGAAATTGGCTCTGGAGCCGACAAAGCCCACAGAGCCAGAGGAGAACAATAATCTAGTAGTGCTTACTACCGAATTGCAGAAAGTAGAGAAGCAGATTGATAGGCTCATAGATCTGTATGCTCTCGGAAGCATCTCCAGATCAACGCTAGATGCAAAGATAGCCTCTCAGAACGCTCAGAAAGCCCATTTAGAGCAGGAACTTGATAATTTGAGGAAATCCCTGCCAAAGAGCAAAGAAGCATTTAAGAGCCAAATAAATGGCTTCTCTGAAATGTTGGAAAAAGGAACTCCGGAACAGATAAGGCAGATTATTACCGCTCTGATCCGGAGGATAGAATTAAATGGTGATGATGTTACCATTTATTGGAATTTCAAATGATCATACTGGGAAATAGGTTACAACGCATTTCCCACTGTGAGCAAAAGAGGCAGAATGTTTATTCCTGCCTCTTTTCTTTGAACAACTCAAACCATGCATCTAATCTGCCGGAAATATCATCAATCACTTCCTCAGGATAGCAAGCACCCTCATCCACTGCTTTCTCTGCCAGATCGGAAAGAGCCTGCTTCAGGTACTCCCTCAGATCGGCATAGCAATCAATCTCCTGCCGGATCAGCCTCTTTACACTGCCCTGCTTGTTCTGGCAGGCATCCCACCACTCTAGCACATCTGCATCTGTCGCTGTGTTTATCTTCATGGTGAGCAGTCTTGTGTGATCTCTGTCATATTTGGCTTGCGCTCTCTTCTGTGCATCTGTAATCATCGGTAAACCTCCTTGCCGTTCAATCTTACCATGTGCAGTAGGAGGCTTCAAGCCTCCTCTGCATCCCACTTAATTCCGTTGTCCTTGATGTACTTCTTCAGCGCATCAATCATTGTCTCATTAAAGAAAACATCTTGATCTGCTCTGACAATACATCTTCCAAGCAGTTCAAATGGATTCTTATGCAGATACTCAATATCAAACTTAACCGATTCCATGCAGGCATTCATACCAAACATCTCTTCATAACTCTTCATTGCTCTTCCTCCATCTCTGCCTCATAAAGCGTTCTGCACTGATCTAACTCAGTCTGAAAAATGCATCTCATTTCCTCCATGGCTGTGATGCCGTCCCTCTTTGCCATCCAGAGGATGAAATTCCATTCATCCTCTGACAATCTTACTTCAATTCGTTTATTCATCTCATGCCTCCTTGATCTTCTCATTCTGCATCTCTCATTTCAATAGGTTCTGCACTGGCATCCTCACCAGTTGCATAGTTGACATCAGAGGGAAACAACACATAAGATCCACTGTACACTCCCAACATCCCTCTGCCTGAGGATCTGAAACAATACCATGCGGGTCTCTTGCACTCAACCATTTTCAGCCCTCTCCTTGCCAGTCCTTTCTTGGTGCATGATGTTGTCCAGATCACCTTTCCATCAGGCATCTCCACTCTCAGAGATGTTCCAAACTTGGTGTTGCACCAGTGAGCATTGACCAACTGACCATCCAGTGTTGCATACTCTGTAAACCAAGCACATCCACCATCCTTGATCAGGCTAATCTTGTCTCTGCAAAGACTCAACTGCCTCTCATCACATCTGATGGAAATGAAGCAATCATCTTCATCTGTCTGCCAATTGTCGATTCTCTCCTGTCTGTTCTCCATTGCTCTCTTGGTGGTCTCAATGTCTCTCTCTAACTGCTCAATCAGTTCCTGTCCGTATCTCATCTCTGTTTCCTTTCTGTACCTTTCTGTACCTAAATGTATCTAAGTGTCCCTCCGGAGGGAGGCTCTTGCCTCCGCTCCTTATCTGTTCCTGATTTCCGCATATGCAATCCAGAATGCTCCACTGGTGAAGATCGTTTCTCCGTCAATCGTGAGAGTGAAGCAGTGAAGTGATCTTCTTGTGAATCCGTTGTTTCCCTCAATCCAGAACTTCTTTCCCTGTGGAGTGAGTCCGTAATATCTGCCCTCAAGAGTGATTCCATCTTCTGCCCACTCTCTCTGCTCTTCCTCAAACTCCAACTTGAAGAGTTCTTCTTTTCTCTTCAGATCCTCAATCCGTTCAACCTCCTCATGATAGGCATTCACTGCATCTTCTGCCTTATCCAGTTTCTCCTCTGCTTTCTCAATCTTGTACTTGATTTCATCCACTCTATCCTCTGCAAGGGAAAGATCAAACCAAGCACCATTCTTCTTGATATCGTTCTTCTCAAGAATGAATCCGTTGTCAGTTTTAGGAATGGATCTGAGCCACTCCAAATGCTCCTCAACGCTCCAGTTGGCAACTCCAAGTTTCTCGGCAATGGCTCTCTTTTTTGCAAGTGCCTTTTCAGCCTTTTCTAATCTCTCGTTGAGTTTGCTGAGTTCTGCCATGTTCGTTCTGTAACTGATCTCTACTCGCTTCATTGTAAACCTCCTAAAAACTTGCCCATGGTGAAACACCAGATTGTCAATATCATCTTTCATATATGAGTATATACCTATAGCAAGGAAAATGCAAGCGATAATTTGAAATTTTGATATTTTTTTCAGGAAATTAAAAAAGAGGGAGGATCTCTCCTCCCTCAGTTCACAGTTTACCCTCTGATTCTAACTGCTCTACCTTTTTCTTGATGTATGAGTTTCCACCGATTTTGATGTAATGCTCATACTGCTCATAGAATCTCTCTTTTTCCACTTCAGTGGGCTTTTTGCCGTTCTCAACCTCTGCAATCCTTACCACAAGATAATTCTTGCATGTTTGCATGTCCACATCTGAGATCTTGTCCTCCAGAGCATCGATCTTGACGGAAAATGCATCCATCTGTGTCTTCATGCTCTCAGTAATCCAAGTTTTTGCCTCGGCAAGTAAATACTTCACTCCGGCAATCAGCGCACCTAAAAAGGCAACAGCAACAGCCACTTGCCCAATGGTTAAGTTCTCCATTTTAATCACCCTCCAATCAAATCAAGTGATGTTGATGTGTTGCCTACTCCGCACACATACGAAAGTCCTTTGATGTAAATGTCACTATTAAACCAACTGGAAGAGAAAAGAGTGCTGAACATCTTTCCCATGGTTCCATCTGATACATCGGTAAGATCCCCTGTGCCGTTCACATTGTAATACTGATTAAGTCCTGTATCATCATGTACTCTCACCTTTGCATTTGAGAGATAATACTGGTAGTTGTTTCCACTGGAATTAACCTTGATGGAGAATGTAAAGATCCATGTGAGAGTTCCTCCACCTCCCCAAGTGTAATTCCCCTCAAAAGTGATAGTGTTGAAGTCCTCAGAAAAAGCACCCACATGATCCGCTCCATTCACATAGATCACCGGAGGGACAAAGTGCCCAATTTCGCCCTTGAACATGAAATCACTAACAGTGATCTGGCTGTAAACATACTTCCCTGAAAATGCATATCTGGAATCCAGTGCAGAGGGATGTGCATACACATGTTTTACAGTGCCTGCTTTCATCGCATAGACTGTTGCCGGATTTGAGGGAAGAGTGTGATAGAATCTCGGAACATCAAACTTGTAAATTGTGCCGTTCAGATCATTTACATAGATGATGTTGTTGGTTCCATCGTCAGGATCTCCCTCTTCCACGTACAAATCTTCCAGTTCTGTTGTGATGCCGTCAATGTAAAGCGACTTCACCAACATGCCGGAGTAAGAGAAGCATCTAATCACCTGATGCCCTGATGCTCTTGTTGCTCTTGTGTAAGCAGTCTCCAACAGCCAGATGTAATTATTCGTGAGATGGAAAGAGCCTTGCACTGTGGTGCATCCAGTATAGTCCAGTGTGATCTGTGCCAGTGGAGTCTGCACCTTATTGGCAGAATCAATGTAACTCTGGTAAAGGTTGATGTTTCTGGAAGAGCCAACATAAAGAGCAGTGATGTAGCCTGTCTTATATGTAATGACTTTATCCTCTCCAACCTTTTCAAAAAACTGCCGGACACCAACTCCCCAGTTGTTAGGCAGTGTCTTGGTGCTGATTACGGATAAATCAGTTGCCTTGATTACTCTTACTTTGGTGTAGTCTGCCTTGCCACTGGTTAACGCTCCGGCACTGGCATAGATGATCCCATTATAGCAATCCAACATGTTGAAATGCCCTGTTGAAATGGATGCATCAAGCACTGACTGCATGGAATCATTCATGTTCAGTTTGGCAATCTTCATAACAGTGGAATCATCGCCGGAACTTCTGTGCGTCAGGTAGATGTAACTGCCGTCAGAAGTCATGCCCTGAGAATGCACAAGCCCAGTCTCCCATTTCTCAGATGCCGTAATTCTCCAGAACTGATCATTTTCTCCCCACTGCATTGAGTTCTTCACCTTGGCAAGCACATCAATGCCGGAGACCTCCAGTGTCTCAGATCCGGCAGGGAAGCAGTTGATTCCAACTGAAGATTTACGCCTGTCGAAGTAGATTAGAGGCATACCCTTGGGCAGTGTCAGATTGTAGATAGCAAGCCCACCAAGAGTATCATCTAACTGAACAAGAACATCCCACTGATAGTTATTATCAGCAGAGATATCATATTCTGTTCCGCTCTCCAAGGTGGATGCATTCCCCCAATCAGATGTTCCATGTTTGCGCTTCCATACTCGAATTCTCAATGCATTGCTACCGATGTTTGCAAAAGTAGCATCTACAATGATGTGAGACAACGTATAATAGTTGCTCTCTCTCCACAGCGTAATCACAGCGGATGGATTGCTATATGCAAGCATCTTAACAGTGATACTCTTGGATGCCGTCAGCCCTCTGGAGTCCGTGATGGTAAATGTAGCAGTGACAGTGGATCCAGAATTGATAACTGCATTCCCTCCGGTGGCAGTTGTTCCGGATCTGGTGAGAGTGTAGGTGCTTCCATTGACTCTCACTTTTACACTGCTGATGCTTGCGCTGTTCTTGGCAGAAAGTCCTGAGGCAGTATACTGCACCTTAGAAAGATTCTGCACTATGTTCTGATCGTTGCCAGTTACAGCCACTGTTGTGCTGTTGGTGTCCTTGTAAGAGCATGTGCCGATAGTGGGCGCACACTGCTTTTCATTAACACTATATTTGGCTGTGCTAGTAGTGTAGGATGCACTGCCATATCTGCACCGGATCTTATATGTTCCGCTCTTTGCAGATGGGATAGAGGCATACAGGGATGAAATGGTAGATGATCCGTCAAGTCCTGTGTAACTGGTCTTTCCTGATACAGTCCATCCCTCAATCCAACTTCCATTAGCCATCTGCAAATCAAAGTTGAATGTTCTTCCAAGAGGATTGTAAAAACCAAGTGTAACAGTGTTTCCAATAGTAAAGTTGGGGAAGTTGGTACAGTAGGGATACCAATAAGTTTTCACGGAGAGAGCACTGGTGTTCTTGTACAACTGTGAATCTTTTCTTCTCACAGAAGTCACCACAGAATAACTCTGCCCATCAGAAAGCCCTGTGATGGTGTATGTTCCACTCTTTGCATTGATGCTCTGGAGTGCGCTCCATGTGCTTCCTCCGTCAGTAGACCACCATAATGCATCACAAATACTATCTGCGCTCCATGCCATCTTGATAGTGGTTTCCGTCTTACTGGAAACGCTCTGGGAAACAGTGGGATATCTCGGAATGTTTGAGAGTGTTAACTTGCCTGATCCGCTCTTAGTCCCTAGATTTCTTCCGGTGTAACTCCAGTAGATGGAACCGAACTCAATGGATGCGGAGAAGTCAATTACCTTGGAGCCATCCGAATTGTGAGCAATGGTCTGAGTTCCGGAGATAAGAGTTTTATCCCCAGATCCTCCGACAGATCCGCTCCAAGTGTATGTCTGTCCCTCAATCCACACAGATGCAGTCTTGGTGGAAGAGGAAGAAATTGCATATGGTCTTTTCAGCGTCAGAGTGTAAGAGATGGTACTGGTGTTTGCTGTGGTGCTAGTCCCAGTCTCCTCAATATGGAGGACTCCATAAGGCTCTGTACTGTTTTGCCCAAATGTTAAAGTGTATTCTACTGCCATTTATCATGCCTCCAATACAGAAACCAAACCAATTCCATCATTCACAATGGTGCTACCAGATTTGATAGTGATGGGAATAAATCTCATTCTGTTGCAAAGAGTGATTTCCTCTTCAATCACTGATTTTTTCATATGAAATTCATCTTTGGATACCCAATAGATCTTATTCCCTTTCCGATCATATCCGGCAAAGCCAACCTCATTGTTCATGAGTACATAAGACCCATCAAGACCATACATCTTCAGTCCGTTCCGATCCATCAGACCTATCAAGTTGTTGTCATTGTCATACAGTTCCAGAACTCCGCTCTGATTCTCCAGAGAACCAAGTTTCAGCGTCCCACCTTTGATCATGTCGGCAACTAGGTTAATCACATTGATTTCCTGCATGTCTAAAGTGCCGTCAATCGTCCATGCGGAGTTGAATGTGCCATGAATGCCAGTGTTGGAGAATCCGATTCCTCCGGCATTGATCATCATGCAGTTTGTTGCCTCCTCCGGAGGAAGAGTATCAACCACAAGAATCTTATCACCATCATAGATCACATAGGAAGTGCCCAGAACGCTCCAGATCTGTGCTGTAGCCTGCTTCAGTTCATCGGAAAGAGTCACTCTTACACTTTCCACCGCTCTTCCGGCAGATTCGTCCGCTCTGGCTGTAACAGTGCTGATCAGATTTCCCAGTGTGTTCTTGAAATTGCCGAACTCAATAGATGTATACTGCTCGGAAAGGCAGTCATACTCATAAGAGATCACGTTTGTGAGCAGAGTGATGCCAAGTCTTGAATCCTCCACTTGCACAGTGTCTCCAATATCGGTGATCTTCTCAAGATTTGCGCTGAGAGTGTAGTTCACCTGAGGCACACTGTTCTTTTCCACGTAATCCAGTGCCTGAATCCGTAAATCATCCACCAGAGCAGTCAAATAAGCAGTCTCGTCCTGCTCTCCGTCAGCATCCACATAATCCTCCGGTGCTATGTGGCTCTGATCAAAAGTAACACTCTTTGTATATGGCTCTGAATACTGGATTTCAGAGTAAACATACTTATCATTGCTCTCCTCCAGAGCATTGAGCAGAATCCCATCTTTTCCCACTGGCATCAACTGGGTAACAACATTGTCCCAGTTCTCATCTACAGTGATATCTTTCAGATTCTTGGCATATCGAACTGTTACACCATTGTCCGCTCCAATAGTTTGCCGGATGCCGATGTTCCAACCATCTCTGACAAGGTGCCCTCCCCACCGCTCCAGAACAGTCTCTATAGCCTCATAGAGGCTCTTTCTTACGCACCGAAACGAATTGACAGTAGGAACATCAGAGATGGTCTTAAACTCGCTTGTAGGCTCTGTAGCACTGTTTAAATGGTCTAGTGCATCATTGCAGTTCCGCTGATCTACATAGGAATCAGCAATGAGATAATTCAGGGAATCATAAAAGACATGGTTTGCTTTGATGATCAGTTTGCTCTTGGTTTTCTCGGTGTTCAGGATCCTGAAAGGCTGATCACCGGAGGGAGTGTTAGCCACGATGATGCTTCCTGCCGTCAACACATCCAGATTTCTAAGATCTGTGGTGATATTTAAGTAAAAATCACCATTATCTTCTTTTCGGACTGATGCTTTGAGTGGTCTAAGTACCAGATCACCATTAGAATCAAAGATTCTATCAGTAGATTTAAACACTCTAATCATCATAACCACCTACTATATAATTCACAGAAGACCTCTGTCACCGCTCCGGAGAAAGTGATGGAATTGCTCCCAACATTCAGCCTCAGAGCATCATAATCCCCTGTAACTCTCCTGTTTGCCAGTGCAGTTCCCTGATAGGCATTCATTTCCTCCGCATCAATGGTGATATACTCGGAATCACCAATGTTCAGAGAAAGAATCTGGCTCCCGTTAAGAGACATATCAACGATGCCGGAACCATGCACAGTGATTCTCGGTCTGCTGTAGATGTTTCCCTCGTTCACAAGAGTGATATTCCCTGTGCCAGTGGTCTCCTCGCCTACTTTGTATTTGAAAGGCTGAACATGCATCTTTACTTTTGCCTGTTTCCACCTAAGTAACCGCTCAAAATCGATCTGATCAGTGATCTCATAGCGATAGTATTTCTCTGGCTCATTGGAAAATGTCACTGTGCCGGAGGAATTGAAGAATGCTATCACCTGATCTACATCATAAGTACCATGCAAGCCAATGGAGAACTCTTTATCATAGGCAGAATAGCCCAGAGAATATATAATGTCTCCATCTCTGCCGTCAATCTCTTCCACTCTAGTCCTCTGCCTAGGTTTGGAGATTGGAGGCAGAGTCTGAATCAGCAAGCCTTGAATGGTGGTACTCTTCACTCCGTTCAACTCTACATAATTCATAACTCTAGCCTCCCCCTACTTACGTATATATGAGCCTTGTTACAGTCTTATCGACAAATCTTCCTGCAACTTCATCATCAAGTTCAATCTTCATCTCTTTCAGAGCCTGCTTGAATGCCTCCACCATGCCGGAGGAGCCTCCGACACTGGCAGGAACTCCAGAAGAAAGAGATGCATCAGTGTCAAAGGATGTAGGAATAGCGTCCTGCATCTCTTTGGTGACATTATCCATCTGATCCTCAAAGCCTACTCCAATACCTTTAGCAAGGTTTACACCAATTTCATCCTCAAAGACCTTAGAGGGAGAATGAATACCAAAGATATTTTTGATGCCTTTCACCACACTGGAGCCAAATCCCTTAATTTTGCTGATGATCCATCCGGTAGCATCACTGATACCATTCCAGATGCCTTTTACCAAGTTTGTGCCGATGGAAACAACCTCGGCAGGCAGTTTTCCGATCTCTCGGAGCACAGTGCCGACAATCTGCCCACACATAGACAGAAGAGAACCAAGGCTCTGCCCAATTCCTCTAACCAACTCGCCCAGAATCCGCACACCAGTGGCAAGAACCTGAGGAAGATTCTTTATCAGAGTGGAAACAATACTTGTAATGATTTTGGGAACCATGCCAATCAACTGAGGCAGTGCCTTTGTGAGTCCAGTGATCACACCCACCAAGATCTTCATGCCTGCGCTGATGATCAGCGGAAGATTGTTTAGCAGTACATTCACAATGGTGTTAATGATGGTAGGAAGCATCTGCACCAACTGAGGAATGGTCTGCACAATACCATTGATGATAGCATTAAGCATCTCTGTTCCAGTGCTGACGATCTCAGGCAGTAAGCCAATGAGAGTTTCAACAGTATTTGTAATGATATCAGGAAGCATTGCCACCAGTTCAGGAATGGTCTGCACAATGCCATCAATCAGAGCATGAAGAATGTCCATGCCTGCACTCAGAATAGTAGGAAGTTCAGATGCAATAGCACCAACCAATTGAGAAATCATGTTAGGGATCTCTCCCACCAGTGCCGGAACAGTCTGAACCACTCCATTCACCAAAGCCATCATCAAATCAATGCCTGCCGTTACAATGTCAGGAAGCCACTCCGTTACCACTTCAACCAAGTTTGTGATGATTTCAGGAATCATTGCCATGAGTTCAGGGATGGCAGTAGAGACACCGGAGATCAAAGATGTAACCATCTGAGTGCCTGCTACAACGATCTGAGGCAGTAAGGTGACAAGCACACCGGAGATCTGCATTACCATGCCTGTGAATGTTTCTAGCAGGCTAGGCATCGCCTCGGTGATTCCGGTAGCCAGTGCGGAGATGATCTCCGGAGCAGACTCCATCACGGCAGATGCCATGGAGGAAACCAGAGTCACAATCTGGGGAACCAGATCACTGATGTTCTTCACCACTCCGGTAACTCCCTCTTTCATCTTCTCGCCTGCTCCGTCAGCCCCTATCATCAGATCAGACAGCCCATCAAGCACAAGAGAGATTGACGGAAGAAAAGAGCCAATCATTCTGTTCTTTAAGCCTCCAAACGTCCCCTGAAGCCTTGTGAGGGAATCATTGAATGTTGCGGAAGCAGATACAGCCTCATCACTCATCACCATGCCATACTGCTCAGCCTCATCCATTAACTGATGGATACCATCAGCACCGGAATTGAGCAGAGGAGCCAACTCAGCACCAGACTTGCCAAAGATCTCATTTGCAAGCGCATTTCTCTGCGTTTCGTCCTCCATCTTGGAGAGTGCATCGATGGAATCAAGTAAGACTTGCTCCGTACTCTTGTAAGATCCGTCAACATTCTTGAGAGACACACCCAGAGCATCAAACTTATCGGAAGATCCCTTGACTCCGTTCTGCGCTCCTGCAAGAGCAGAAGTGATATTCTTCATGCCCTTGGTGAAATCATCAACCGATGCACCGGACATGTCCATTGCATAGGCTAACTTCTGATAGTTCTCTGCTGAGAGTCCAAGTTTCTGGGATGCCTTATCAATATCATCTCCGGCAAGGGAAACTTCATTTGCCATATCAAAGATCTTCTTGCCGGATACAACTACAGCAGTGCCGACAGCACCAACAGAGACAGCCAGAGCCTTTCCAATGCCTCCAAGGATCTTGCCAAGTCCATCCCAGTGCTTGCCTGCTTCCTTGGCTTCCTTGCCTGTTTCATCAGTCTCTTTGCCCAGAGCATCCATCTCTTTGGCAGTCTCATTGCACTCTGCCTGCGCTTTGTTGATCTCCACTCTCATCTTAGACATGGATTTCTCATTGGCATCCTGTGCCTGTGTGGATTTCGTCACTTCCTTGGAGAGTTCATTTACTTTCTGCTCCTGCTCCTTGTACTCGGCAGATGTTGTGCCCAGAGTCTTCCCGATCTGCTCCAGTTTTGCTTTCTCCTGATTGTAGGTGTTCACCAGTTTTTCATGATTCTGAGTGTTCTTCTGGTACTCGGAACTCATGGAAGCATACTGGCTTTTCAGGAGATTTAATTTATTGGTTTGTTCTGTGTATTTCTTATTCAGCACATCCTGCTTGGCAGTGATAGCCTCCATAGACCTATCATTCTTATCATAGGATGTACTGACAACTTTCATCTCTGAGGATACTTCTTTTAGATTCTGTGTGATCTGAGAAAGAGCCTTTCTATATTCACTCTCCCCCGTGAGTTTCACTGATCCACCGAAACCACTCACAGCATCTCACCTCCTCACTCAACATCACTCAACATCACTCAAGATCACTTGCGCTTTGCCTAAACTCGCTTAAACTCACTTTATCCATTCCTCATCACTCTGGCTCTTGTCATAAGCCTCTTGATAAGTCATGTTTGCATGGAACAAGCGCATTTCATAACTCCAGTTGTTCTTGTAGTGCTGATAGAGTCTATTAAACAATGTTAATGTCAGTCTTCCGGTCTCATGGAAAGACAGATTTAACTTTGTCTTTCCGATAAAGTAAAACCATGAGAAATCTATCACCGGATCTGATTCATCATGGATTATTCGTTTTTTTCTGTGCTCTGAGTGGAATCAATCACAGTGTTATTGAGAGCCTGCACAGTATTCGCAAAGCCCATTTCGGAGATCATTCTGCCAACTTGCTTCTCGGACAGAAAAGGCATTGCATCCCCTGTTTCCTCATTCTGAATGTCAATCCATTCGTTCAGCATGGCAGTGATGCCATACTTCACAGCCTTGGCATCAGGCTCTCCATTTTCTCCGTCAGTCTTGGCTCCCCATTCTGCAATGGATCCATATTCAGACTGAATATCTTCCATTACATTCAGATTGAACACAAGCCCATACTCTTTCCCTCTATACAGGATTTTCCCATTCACATCTTTCATCTCATTATTCTCCTTTGTATAGAATAAAAGGGAGAGACATTATGCCTCTCCCCTCTGATTGATTCTTTATTTATGCAGTCTGGAACAGACTGGTTAAGTAAGTCCTAGCAGATTCCATGGAATCGAACACCTGACACTTAGACCAATCACCATTCGCCAGAGTGACAATGGTTCCCTCCAGTTCAGAAGTGGCAAACTCAACACTCTCGCCTCTGGTGTTCTCTTCTGCACTAGGCTCGGAAAACTTTACCTTGTTCAGGAACTCAACCTTGTATTTCAGAACTCCTCCAACCATCTTAGTGAGGATCCGACCAAAGCCAACATAAGGAGCCACATCGTTAGCATTTCTAACCATGACTCCCTCGGTGACAGTGTGTCCTAACAGATCACCCATCATCTCAATGTCCTCATCGTCAATACCGATGGTAACAGTACCAGTAGAGAAAGAAGTATCACTTTCTGCTACCACATCATCAGCATATAACTTTACATCGTTGTTCGTGATGGAGACATTGCAGGAGATAGCCTTTGCAGGCTTCTTGGGTGCGCTGTAGGTAGCATTACCCTGTGCATCCTCCGTCAGTTTGCCGTAAAGGAAATTCTGTAAACCAATCTTAGCCATTGGATTTCTCCTTTCTTATATAAGCAAATGATAATGTTTTGTGGTAGTATCCTGTATCAGTCTCATACATATCTGAACTTGATCTAGACACTTGCCACTTAAAACCATTTGCAGTTAAAAGTTCTTTTACTCTCTCAATAATCTTGTAAAAACTGCTCTTTGAATAAATGTCAAAGTCATAGTATTCCACATAGGCTCTCAATTCATCATCAGCGGAAAATGCGTTGTCTGTGTCTTCATTCATGTAGGTGATGTAAGGCTCTCCATGCCCATGATAAAAGAGGAATGAAACAGGGATCTGCACTCCATCCACAGTGAAGCCCTCAAAGATGCTTTCAATCAGTTCATTCATCTAACAGCCCTCCACTTGCTTTTTTCTGTGCGTCAAACATTGCCTGCTCAATCTCTCCCTTTTTGAATGCTCGCCGGAAGAAAGGCTTCTTGAAGCCAGTCACGGAATTGCCATACTCAAATACATTGCATACCAACGGAGCCGGAGTCTTTCTCCCATCCTCATTAGTAAAGTATCCGTAGAAGCCCACTTTCGTATTGATGCCATCATCAGAGGGAGTCTTGTAAGTTCTGGTGATCTTCAAGCAGTTCATGATATCGGAGTCCTTAAAAGAGGCAGGCACAGATGCCTGTACTGCTTTGTACACAACATCCGCTCCTGCCTTTGTCATTTCTCCAAAGATCTGCTCTGAATCATTATAGATTTTCTCAATATCCCTCATGATATCTTCCGGAAGTTCAAGATCAAACCTAGCCATGTTAGTGAGTGATCTCCCTACACTGCATTTCCAATTCAACTGATGCCTCATCCACATTGTTGAGATACTCAATGGAATAGGTTTTGTCCTTGAAGACTACAAGCATCTTCCTGCTGATTGCCTTTCTCGGCATCCTGATTGTGAAGTTGGTGTAGGCTTCTTCAAAATCAGTGCCGGATTTAACTAACGTGATTCCTCTGGTGGTCTTAACATAAGCCATCGGAGTAAGCACTAATTCATCCGGCACAATCTTCTGAAAGCCCTCAACCTTTTCAATCTTGGCAGTATAGATTGAGATCCTGTGATAATACTTGCCTGCATTCATCACTCTACCTCCGGCAGGAGATTGACTGAGTGCATGCCCAAGATGGTATCAACCACTTTGTTTAAGTTGGTCTTGTCCACGTACAGTGTTCTGGTATCCCACATATCCTGCACCAGTACCATAGCCACAATAACAAAGTCCTGATAGGCATCCACATCTCTTCCTGTGTAGTTAGAAATAAACGCTTTTGCAACTCCAAGCAGATTATTGAGAGTCATTGCATCAGATTCACTCATTTCATCAGAGGGATTCAGATATTCCCAGAGATCAGATGCAGTGATCTCTGAAACCTTTGTGATATTGTTCATGTGTTACCCTCCTTTCGGAGTGTTATTCAGAGCCTTTTGCCGTAATTGTTACATCGCCCCAGACGCCAACTCTTCCGTCTTCGGCATCAGCTCCTTTTCCCGTAACACTGGTAACAATTCCGTCGTCCCCATTAGAGTTTGTAAAATGAAGGTATGCGACCCCATCAACTGCAATAACATCAAACTCGCTTGTTCCGGTTACTTGCTGTGTAGTTTTCCCTTCACCATTAGCGGGATCAATAATGAACCCCTCTACAAACAAGTCTGTGTCATTTTTTTCGTTGGTAACGGTTACATGACAATTCCAATATGGAACATTGGTAGGCGTCCCTTTGATTTCAATCTCATAACTTCCCGCCGTTGCCGTTGCTAACATCCATTGATTATCAGGGCCTTTATTTATAACGAAAAACGGATAATTAGTGAAATCTGGCAAATGATTTTTCATTTCACCATATCCAGACGCCGAACAAGGCACATTTTTGTATTCAACACCATCAAAAATCACATCAATGGTTTTTGTTGAAACTGCACCCTCCGCAAGTGTAATGGAACCTCTTGCCACAGGAGGAAAAGCCCCCTGCATGGCAGTGGTAACAGACTGCTTCTGTGCAATGGTGATAGCACCAGAACCACCACCAGAGTAATCCTCTGCAAGTCCTGCATTTTTTAAATCAGAAGCAACAGCCTCCGAAACCTCGGTAGGCTTGCCCTTGATAGGAGAGATAAGATTTCCATCAGTCTCTCTATACGTCAGCGGAATATTAGTAATAATATTAGCCATTATTCTTCTCCTTTCTCGGAGTCTTTTTCTTTACTTCTTCCACATATCCTGCCTTAACAAGATCCTTGGCAGTGGAGAGATCAGAGATATCTCTAACCTCTCCTTTTGTCATGGACTCTTTTCCGGCAAAAGAAATCAATGCCTTAACTATCATGCCATCTTCAGCACAGCAATCTGCTGTTCATCAATTACCTTGGCATCCATCTCAAGCCATCCGATCACACCAACAGCATGCTCATCTG